GAACTGATGGACAATGGACTACTAAATTGCAATGTATAATGAGACCAAATATTGGATAATTAATGGCTAGAAAAAAGCGATATTATACTGCAGACGAAATTAAAACCGGATTATATACATTTGGATCAGAATGGATGTATCGAGATGGTACTGAATATGTTGGTTTATATCACAGATATATATCGACATCAGAAGTATATACTGAAGCCGAATGGAATGCAAAAACTTCAAAAATATTAATTCCATATATTAATACTTCTGATGAAACTGCAACATATAAAAAATTAAATGATTATAAAACCGCATATAAATCTCCAGTTAAATATTTTGTAACATTAACTGCTGATAATATAAAGGCCGGATCAATTAAACGTTATTTTTTAGTTAAATCTAATGATTCACAAGTAGTTGAAGTAGATAAAAATCAATTTAATAATGTTGGTAATTCTATTAATCCGGATATGTATCAAAAAATAGTAGTAACATGGTTTATTTCAGGTAATATAGAAACAACAACGTCTAATGATGTAAAAACTCTAGGAGTATTAGAAAAAAATCAACAAGCAATTAGAATTGCAACAAAAAATTCTCCAGCAATGCGAGACTATCTAACCAATCCTTTAGAATTTTATATAGATACCGATCTTGTAATTCCTCCTGATATAAACTAGGAAAGTTGAAATATATTCTATATTATACTATAGTATGATAGTTGATAGTATAGAAGATCTGGACGCACTGTTCGGTTATATGCAAGATCGAACCTGCTTGGTTGTTCCTGTATTAACCGATCATCAATCCCATGTTTCGCAGAATAAAATTTCATGCATATACATTTATACCGAAGATGATGTGGAGCGTTTAGTTCCAATCAATCATACCGAACAATTACAAGGGTTTTCCGAACATGTACACCGCTTTCTAGAACTAGAGTCGGTATTTGTTCATGATAAAAAGGCTTGGCTGCAACTGGGCGGAAATGACTCCGTATACGACCTCAAGACTTTGTGGTGGTGCACGTACGGCGAGACCTATGATGACAGTTTATATTTACAGCCAGCACATCATTTTTATCAAAGACGACATCATCAATTAGCTCATGTTAATGCAATTATACCTATTATGCAACATGCGGCTATGTGCCAGAAAATACGCAAGTATGCTTGGCCCATGATACGAAATGTTAAATTAACAGAATCATATAAAACATTTAATTCATTATATCCAAAAGTTTTTGCTGCAATTGAATCTGCTGGTCTGCAAGTTAATGAACGTTTCCCACAACCAGTTGCCGTTCATAACAATCAGGTTTATACCAATTACAACTATCATACATCAACAGGTAGACCTAGTAATGCATACCGCGGATTCAATTTTGCAGCAATGAATAAAGAAGACGGTACTAGATCAGCATTCTGTAGTAGATTTGAACAAGGTGCATTAGTTGAAATGGATTTTGATGCTTACCACGTTAGACTGATTGCTAAACTAATAGGCTATAAATTGCCAGAAGGGAGTGTGCATGAATATTTTGGTCGATTTTATTTTAGCACAGATACACTTACTACTGAGCAATACGAACAAAGTAAACAAATAACATTTCGATTATTATATGGAGGAATAGACCGAGAATTCTTAGCAATACCGTTCTTTAAACAGGTTAATGATTTTATATGGAATCTATGGAACCAATGGAAAAAACAAGGCTATATAAGAACGGCAATAGACCGTAGAACCATGACTCGTGAGCAGTTTCCGGATATGACAGCAAACAAATTATTCAATTATTATTTACAGTCTTTAGAAACAGAGTTTTCGGTTAGGAAACTAGACCAAGTATTAAATTTATTAAGTTCAAGTGAAACTTGCATGATACTATATACTTATGATTCGGTATTATTCGATGTACCGTTATCAGAAGCAAAGCACATTTTACCACAAATACAAGACATAATGCAATCGGGAAATTTCCCGGTTAAATGTAAAGTTGGCGATATTTATAGTAAAATGCGAGATATCACGTTATGACAATAGATTCAATATTAACCGAATGGACATTTCGACTCGAGTCCGGCTATCCAACTTGTGATGCAGATTATGATGTGCTCCACGACGTTATCATGGAAATGACTGACTTATCCGAGACAGATGCCAATCGCATAGTTACACAGGCCCGAGGGCTGAATGAAGATGAAGAAGAACTCGAACTAAATTTATATCAAGATTTAAATGATACTTTAAAACTTTATTCAATAAATTATATTGATTTTGATTTATTAATAAAAGCAATAATTTCTAATGATCGATCCAAAGAATTAATTGAATTAATTAAAAATCCTTTAAATAAATCTTTAGAACGGGGAGCATACCCAATACGCGGTATAGAAGAAATATTATATGATTTAATCATGAAAACAGTCAAAATTACATACGGCGATCCGAGTGAATTATGGTTAGCTATTGTGTTTGATGGACGTGTAGAAAGCACAACTGAAACCGAAGAATCGTCAATTGTGTCTGATGTAGAAATTGACGGAGAAAGTGTGTCATTAAAAAATTATACTAACATTAAATTTAATTTTGGAACATTGCCACCAATCGGTCGTAAATTATTATATCAATTTTTAAATTTTGCTGAACTACTAAGCGGAAAACAAGTCAATGCTTCTAATACCCGGGATAGTATTAATGAAATTTTAGATTTTTTAGATCATGAAGAGTATGAAAAACAGATTCGTCAATTTTTAAGATCATCAGAAAATACAGATATTGTAATAATTCAAAAATTAAGAAATCGAATAGAACAGTTTTATACATTAGATGATAATCTAGATAAATTAATCGAGTCATTTTGTAAAATAATTGACAATACATTAAAAGAAAAAATTATGAAAGTTTCATGGTGGGGCATGATTATTAAAGGCACAAAGGTTTTATATTTAGAAACATCTAAAAATATTTATAATCAAATAAAATGTCGAAACGATAGATTATCTCCAGCAATTGCTACATTTGCAAATAATCAGTTATTTATATATGGCTCTCAATTAGGGTTAAATATAACAGCTAAAAAAGACTAAACAATTGAAAACACAACTACTTTGCACCTTTGCACATAGATCAGATTTAAACATAATCATAGATCACATACAAACACATTATGAAATTCCAGAACAACGAATATTTGTATTCTCAAATGCAGACGATACAGATTCTTTATTTTGCACCTATAATGTTTCTGATACCAAGAAACGAGGGTTAAATACAATTAGTATACATCGAAAAAAAGAAACAAATACCCTGTATACGGTCAATGCACTTAATGCTGTTATACAAGCAGTTAATAATGGCGTATTGGATAAGACATTTCAATTAGATTGGCCTAGATATCAAAATTCATTTATTTTAACGGATTCTGATGATGGTTATCGAATTATTGAGTTACAATTTTATAAAAGGTTTTCTTGGTAATGTAATATTTATATTATATAATATACAGATAACAAAACTATGAAACATATTTTATCAAAAAACTTATCTAGATTTAAAGCAAAGAATTTAAATGAATCTAGCGAAGATCGCCAAGATTATTATAAAGAAATTATAAAAAATAATAATTGGAATAGTTACGAATCTGCTCATGTATGGTTACAAGACCAAGGACTTAGTGATCGAATGATTGATGCTATATTAGACAGTGTATTTCCAAAGGATCAAGAAGATCTTTACGAAATCTTTTTTGTTACTGCATACCAACCCAATTTAGAAGATGCTGAAGGGTGGTATTCTCTCGGAAAAGACAGCGAAGATGCATGGAAGAATCTTTATAGCTATTTTAAAAATGAAACCACCCGCGGAAAAAATATGATGGTATTTTTTAAGGTTGAAATAAAAAAATCTAAAAAGAATCCCGCAGATGTTAAACCATATACTAGATTTCAAGGATAATCAAGATGATACGATTAAAAACATTATTAGTAGAACAACGACCAGGCCAAGGTGGCGTTAAAGGAATTCCTTTCGATATATTGGATGCATCACCAGGTAATTCAAATCAACCATATAATCCTTCAAGCAATGCTTCAAATTTAGAAATACACGTAAATCATATTAATGTAGATTTAAATTATTCTAATTTGACATTATATAAAAAAGGAAAACTAGACTCTGAATTTGTAGATGAAACGATCGGAGACATTGAAGCACACATCGAAGATGAAAATATACGAGATCCGGAAACCGGCCGGTTAACATATGATATAACACGTATGGTATCGGATTTAGAATTTGATTGTGAAATAAAAATTGGTAAAGACACAATTGATCTTCGTGTTATATATGATGCCGAAGGAGACATACAAGATGTAGATATACAAGATCCTGACCTTGCTGAAAAACACGGTATAACGGAAACGGATGTATATGATTATTTAATTAGTCAATGATTAAATTAAAAAACATATTGTTAGAATCAGATTATGATGCAACAGGTATCACAAATGATCTGAACTGGGATAATATCCATACAAAGTATAATACTCCACCAACTGGATACATGTTCACAACAAAGCAAATGACCGAACCAGCAAATAAATTACTTCGTGCATATTGGCAAAATGTAGCTTCATCATTAGAAAAAGAAGCTGAGATAAAGCAAGACCGAGCAGATGGTGTAGAATGGAAGTATATGCGCGACAATTATGATTGGTTGAGTAAGTATCGAATGAGAGCAGATCAGGCACTTGCAAAACTTCGAAGCACAGGTTATTTGAAATATAGTGATTATGACCTAGCAGTAGGAGATAAAGTAACATACCCAGAAGGAAATATTACAGATGGGGTAGTTGAAAAACTAAAAAGAGCAAAAGGCGGCGTAGAAGTCGTTGTTAGATGGAATAGAGGACAAAACTTAATTTCATTGTCAGCGTCGAAACTAGTAAAAAATGATACTGGTAACGACAATATTTAATTAAAAAAATAATTAAAAAAAACTTAACAATTTATTTGGACTTAACGGATTAATTATTTACTATATAATTAATAAATAACATAAATTAATAACTTAACAAAAGGAGTAAAATGGGACTTAACTTAGACGCCATTAAAAACAAACTTAACCAATTAAACAACAGCGACAACAAAAAACAAAATCTTTGGAAGCCTGAAGCAGGCAAGACACGAATTCGAATCGTGCCTTACGTTCACCGCAAAGAAAATCCTTTCCTAGAAATGTATTTCCATTATGAAATTGCAAAGCGTAGTATGCTTTCGCCAATTACATTTGGTAATGCAGATCCAATTGTAGAATTTGCAGATAAATTAAAAGCAACTGGAGATAAAGAAGATTGGCTTCAAGGTAGAAAGATCGAACCAAAGATGCGTACATATGTTCCAGTTATTGTTCGTGGTAAAGAGTCTGAGGGAGTAAAGTTCTGGGGCTTCGGTAAAACAATTTATTCGGAATTGCTATCAATCATCACAGATCCTGATTATGGTGACATTACAGATTTGATGAGTGGTCGTGATATCGATGTTGAGTTTACACCAGCAGAAGGTCCAGGTCAATATCCTAAAACATCAATTCGTGTTAAACCTAACACATCTCCTGCAACTGAAGACAAAGCAATTGCAGAGAAAATCATGAATCAGATAAAAATTACTGACATTTATGCAGAGCCTAGTTATGACGAGCTAGAAGAAGCTTTGAAAAAGTGGATGAACCCAGAAGATGATAGTGCAGATGTTACAAGCAATGAAACGACTAGCACTACGGCAGAAAGCAGTGAAGAAGCAACTACAGATGCAGCTGACGAACCAGCAACTGAAACAAAGCATACTGATGTATCTTCTGCATTCAATGATCTTTTTAATAATTAATTAGGAGTTTATCCATGGCAAAAAAGAAGTCGAAGTCTAAAGGTGAACTGGAAGATTCATTAGCCTCAACATTAGCAGACAGCATTAACAAACAGTTTAAAGGGCAGAATTATAAAACTGCATTCTTTTTAGCTGGCGACGAAGATGCTCCGACTAATGTAAAAGAATGGGTTAGTTCAGGATGTTCTATGTTGGATTTAGCAATTTCAAATCGACCAAATGGTGGCTTTCCTGTTGGTAGAATTACTGAAATAACAGGGTTAGAAGCTTCTGGTAAGTCTTTGCTTGCTGCACATGCACTTGCAGAAACGCAGAAGAAAGGAGGGTTAGCAGTATATATTGATACAGAAGCTGCAACCAGTGCCGAGTTCTTAACTGCTATTGGTGCAGATTTAAATAAAATGCTTTATGTGCCATTAGAAACAATTGAAGAGATATTTGAAACTATTGAAACAATTGTAGAGAATGTACGTAAATCTGACAATGATCGTTTAGTTACAATTATAGTC